CAAGCTCATGGCGGAGCACAAGCTCAGCGAGCGGGACCTCGAGGAACGGAACACGACGGTCATAAAACGAGCCATCAGCGAGACGTTTTCCAAGAAAGCAAACTCGTGGATGGACCCGCTCTCAATCATTATTGGAGAAAACTACTGCTGCTCAGCGTTTCGATGCAAGATTAGCGCAAAAACAACCGTTTGGCACGTCGGATTCATCGGTTTAGAGGGCGATTTTGAAATCTGCGTAAAGATATTCCGGTATGCGGTCCGGTGCGTTAAATCGGAGCAGAAGAAGCTCCGCAAACAGCATCGGGACTATTACACACCGCAGGAAATTGCAAAAATCTGTGATTCCTACGGTTATGGGTTCGCCAGAGGCGTATACGAGGCGTTCACAAGACAGAATGAGGAAAATCAAGAATACGGCCTTGTGCTGAAAGTTCCGAAAGAGGTCAAAGACGAGCTCGAAAAGATTGGACTGCCGAAAGAGTTCAAAAAGACGCCCCAGCCAAAGACGGTCGGAGAGCTCGACGCAGCATGGCGCGGCGTCGAGGATGGCAGGAAGTTCGACCCATCAAACAAGCTGAAAGAAAAGAAGCAGGAGGCATAACCAACATGGCAAGTACGAAGTTTGAGGTCTCGATGGAAATTTTCAAGTTTCAGGGAGAACCGGATGTCAGCGTGACGCTGACCGGTAAGAGCCCCACAGAGCTCGACACCGCGCTCAAAACGTTCGAGACCATCGCCAAGACCACGACACTGTACGACGGCGACAGCGCGCCGGAGGCGGAAAAGAGTGTCACCAGCGAGCCGAAGCAGGCAGCCCCGGTAGTTTCCACGGCGGACAAGAAAGCCCCCCCAAGAAGCCGGTAAGCCGGCTTACGCCCGTCGGCGCAAAGGGGCTCATGCTCCTGCGCTGCCCGAAATGCAAGAGCGAGTTCGTACAGTTCTTGCGCGAACCGCAAACGACCAACGAGTGCCGGAAGTGCGGCGCGAAAATCCCGCTGGACGCGCTGGCACGGTTCGAGTTCACCTGCCCGGCCTGCA